GGAAGAGTAAATGAGTTTTGTTTTCCCCAATCCGGCGCTGGAGAATCAGCAGCTAGTTCCGCCCGTTCAATTGCAAAGTTCCACTTGTGAGCCTGAAGCTCGGCATCCCTTAAAGTTTCATAGCAAGAGTTACAAGCCCTTGCTTGAACAGAGTTTGCCGTGATGTCCGTTATTTGATTGGCACCCAGTTTCAAGAGTGCTCGGTTACATATCCCAACAACACTTGCCATTAAGCCCGTCCCATCATCGTTCCCATGTTGACGTGCATTCCAACTATGTGAACGTTTTCATCCTTGGTTGGTGGAGTGGCGCCATCTGCCGGTTCGAAATAAAACCCAGTGAAGTAGACTTTCGGAAAGAAACTCGCTGTAAACATATTAATCCGTTACGTCATAAGTGACTGAGGTTCTGTTTCCATTGCTATCCACCGTTGCAACGACACGGTCTTTATCATCAGTTATGTTACGAATTGTGATTGTGGTGCCTGGAGCGCCTGAGACTTTTCCGGCGAGAGTTGAAAGGATCAGTCTGAGTGCCTCGCGCAGAGAGTAGTTTGTCTCAATGTCGTTTGCGTCGAGTAGTGCTGTCGCTAGACCTTGAGCGGACAGGGCCTCGGCACCACCAATGTCAGCCGAGAGATTCACGAGATTCGTGATTGAGTTTGTCACGGTCATGCTTGCATTCAAAGACGCCGCAAGGCCTAGGATGTTTCCAAGCTGAGCGTCTGTGAACGAGCCTGTCGCTGACAGATCCGCTTGAAGCAAAAGAATGATCGCAAGCTGTGCGTCTGTGAGTGTGATGCCAGCCGAGAGTGCCGCCTCAAGTGCCACGATCAAAGCAAGCGTTGCGTTTGTTTCAGTCAAACTAGCAGATAGGTTGGCGTCGACGTTTATGCCAAGGGCCAGTTGAGAATTGCTTGCGGTAAAAGTGGACGAGAGCTGTTTGTAGCTTGCAAGACCACCGGACTGTTGGGCCATCGCCCATGAACCAGGATGAACATAGCCGTTGGGGATCGCCGAAAAGCGAGCCATACCAAGACCCTGATCACCAGCAAACCGATTGCGAAGTCCTCCCGACTTACTAAAATTGTAACGATCTCCGCTCGCAACAGTGCCTGACAGAAACCTGCCAGGGCTCTTATGCAATACGGAGTAGTTACCTAGGATTCCCAAAGATCAACCCCACCCGATATCTAAGTGACCATAGATAGAAGAGTTTGTAGGGGTATTCGCGCCCGAGTACATAAGCCACACAAGGCATGCGCCATCGACAATCTGAGGCATCGACGGAAGTTGGTTTACAAGGTCACGCTCGGCAGCAACACCGAGAGTCGTGATCGGCAAAGTCAAAAGCGGTTTGCAAAGTCCAACTGCGTATTCGCCGGAAACATACGACGTTGAATTCTGAATGGTTTGCACCGAGCGGATACCAGAGTCGCCACTTTGAAGCGGCATGAATGGGCCGAACTTTCCAAGTCCTGTTCCGGAGTACAGAATCAAACCGTTCGCCGCCGCAGTCTTTCCAATCGGAAGCGTGGTCGGTGTTGCGCGAGACGCGGTCCCAGCGCTGTTCGTATAACCAAGCGACAAGTTAGGGGTCGCGGCACCGAGCGCCGTCGTGTTCGTATTCCACATGAACGCCTGTACACCTGCACCGTCTGTGTACCTAGGAAGTGTCACGGTATTGTCGGTTGTTTGCGCTGTGGTCGTCGTGACAGACGTCACGCGGTACCATCCTAAAAGATCGATGAGCATTAGAATACATGGAGCGACTGTGGCGGCGGCAGTAAACGCAGAAGCGTTCAAAATATGTTTAGTCGCGGGCGATACGTTCCCGCCGTGCGGGATACCTCCAGCATTGGTGAGGGTTTCCGATGCAGCCTGAAACGCCAAGTTCGTTCCTGAGTTATAGATCGAACCTGTCGCTGGGTTTCCTGTTCCCTTAACTAGACAATGCCATTCGCCTGCCACGGCAGCGGTTGTCGGTAGAAAGTTCTTGTTCCAATCCGCCCGAAAGAATTGCCCGTCGGTTGAGACTTTGCTCACGATGTCGTCCATTGAACTAAAACCCATTGATCAACTCCATGCCGTTTGAATCTCGCCATGCAGTGCGGTCGCGGCGAGCGTGCCTACCGGGCAGCAAATAAAGTTTAAGTATGCGTCGTCTTGAATTTCGGGAAGGTGCGAGAAGTCTTTGAAATAGTCGACTTCAACAGGCCCATCGATTCCGCGAAGACTCATCTGCGCCAATGGTTTAACGAGAACGAGCGTCATAAGACCCACATCACTTCCCGTCATCGTGAGACTTTCAATCGAACGAACGCCCGTGTCGCCACTTTGCAAAGGAAGAAAGGGGCCTGCACAACCTGCTGTTGCGCGCGCCGTCGTGATGATTGTGCCGTTAACAAATTGGTTATTCAGAAAAACAGGTGTCGTCGTCCGACCACTGACCCCGTCTTGATTTGTGTAGCTACATACGAAGCTCTGTGTGAGTCCAGACGCATGGCCGGCAACCACAACAGCCATGATCTGCACGCCTTGGCCATCGGTGTGCCTTGTGAGCGTGGCTGTGTTGTCCATAAGCTGTTCTTCGGCGTCGAGCGATTCGTCGATGAACGGATAGTAAAGCAGATAATCCAAGACCTTCACGTTCATCGGAAGCGCTGTTGCGGTCGTTGTCATCGCCATTACTTTGCGAAGTACCTTTTTTGAAGGCGAAACACTCGGCCCATGGTTGAGTCCGCCATTTGCGGAACGACTCATAGTGGCCGCGACAGCTGGTGACGATGCATAGTAAAACGGAGCCGGGTTTCCGGGCGACAGCGCAAGATCAAACCACACGCCAGAGCCCGTCGCCTGAGTGGGCGACTTTCTCCACGTGGAGTAGTGAGCTTGACCATCATCAACCTCACTTTCGATCAAATTTCGAACTGATCTAAATCCAGCCATTACATCCTAATCGAGCGTGAAGACGAGATCGCCTGCGCTGAATTGAGGTTGGTTTCCAGTGACGATCGTCTGTGATGCATTCAAAGCGCCCGACGCGATTATCGTTCCGGCACCTGATGCTGTTGTTACAATCGAGACGTGAGTCACTGTTGATGAACCCCCGGTCGAAATCGGAAACTGAACAAGGGCTGCGTTTTCAACCGTGGCACCTGAGACCGTGAAACCCGTGGCGCGGTCAACGGCGACTCTCGCGTAGGACGTGTATGCCGATTCACTTGTCGTTGCTGTACCGGCTTCACCTGGGTCTGCTGTATGAAGTGCCAGCCAAAGATCGGTGTTCGCGTTCCACGCAACGTCGGTCCCAATAAATATGTATGTATTGATTGCGGTTTCAGCCGTGTTTGAAAAAGACATTATGCACCAACCATTGCTTTAAGTTTCCCGAGCTTCTCTTCGTATTCTTTCTTCGAGATCAGCGCGGATGCGTTGAGCGAGGTTGCTTCAAATAGCTTTTGTGTAACCATCGACTCGCGGTAAGCCACTGTTCTAAGCGCCTCGTCTAAGCCCTTTTGAGTCTCTTCAAATCTCTTAGCCTGATCGACTTCTCGAAACTCGATGTCCTTTTCTCGCTTCGAGAATGCCTGCGCCTTAGACGCAAGCTCATTCGACTTGGCGTTTAACTTCTCAATCGCTTCAGCGATCTCTTTTTCTTTTGCTTCGAGTTTCTCACTCAAAAGCTTAAGTTCCGGCTCCTTTGACGCGAGTGCCGCCAAATTCGCCGCCATCTCCTCTGAAGCTTTAGAGATACTCTCGAGAGCATCTTTTAACTTTTTTGGATCCGTGATGATTTCCAATAGCGAACGAAGGTCCGCCATTGTGCTTTGAAGTGGTGGCGCAATCGGCTGCATCCCCATCATGGAAAACCCCTTAAGTGTTGGTGACGAATGCGACCTTATGGCCCGGCGTCACTTCGAAGTATTCAGTTGTGTTTGCCGCCATCCGTCTACTACTCGTCGTTGCGGTCGGGTTTGAACCAAACTCGATCGAACAAATCGAATCAGTGTGAACACAAACCATCTTAGTCGTAGACCCGAAGGCCACTGACTGAGTGGTGGTTGTGAAAGTAACTGTTTGAGAAGTTAGAGGTGGCATTGCAGCGACAGGCAAAAGCCCACCCTGATACATGGTCGGTCTTGGATGCTCGGTAATGTAAGCTTTTGCCATCGATTAACTCCTTATGCTGGTGGCCATTGACCCTTAGTGATGTGATTCATGATCATCTCTAAGGCGCGCAAGACCTCTTCTTTGAGAATCGCTCGCGTTGACCCGTTTGCGTTTACTGCGGTAGTCGCAAGATCAACCGTCAGTTCCACTGTGTCGGAGTTAGTGGCTGCACCAACCTCTTCAGTGATCCCAAACTCTGTTTCTCCAGCCGACAACTTGTATCGTCGTGTTGCCATTTTAAGTTTCCTTTATGAAGTGAGAAGGGGAGATGGCTTGCTCAAACAAACCAACTCCCCGACTCGATTTCTGAAATCAGACTACGTAACGAACCTTCAACGAAATGGTGCCTGCTGCATCCGCTGCCGCTGTAAGAGTCGCGACAACGTCATACATGAGACCTGGGTCCGAAGTGAGGCCGAGTGCCTGCCACAAGGGTTTTTCAACATCATCCGGATCAAACACTGCGGATTCGTGAGTGATGTCGGTGCCGTTTAGAGCTCCGCCACTCAACGAAACTGCCGATGCAAAGAAGTCTGCATCAACAACCGCAGAACCGTTTGCTGTCGTTTGGTAAATACCAAAGTCCGCAGCGGTCGTTGTTCCAACGTCATCCGAGTACACAAGAATCTGTGATACACGGGCATTCGAAGGGATTGTTGCGAAGATGTACTTGGACGCAATCGAGTCGCCGTTTGCCGCTTCAACTGTTCCAACTGCCTCGTGAATCAATCCGTTCAAAATGCTTGCGTTTGAAAGCACTACCGGAGTCGAGTCACGATTGGTGATTGCTCCTGCTTTTGTTGTTACTACTGCCATGGTTCAAATCTCCTTATGTTTCAAAAATTAAGATTAAGCTTCCGAGCACTTGATCTCGATGATCTTGTTTTCTTCCAAGCGAGTCGCGCCGGCAGTCATTGTGACGTAGGCCTGCCAAGGCATGCTCTGAAGATCTTTTCGCTGAGAGATGTCAGTTTTCACGTCATCCCAGATTCCAAGGTACATGCCCGACTTTGCGAATACCGGAACGCGACGGTAGCTTGATCCGTCTGTGTCCAGACGCTCGCAATGAACAAAGTCCATTCCAAGGAATCGAGTGATCTTTCCATCCATCAGGACGGGACGATCAGTGTAATCCATCGAGATGACTTGTGCTTCAGCGAGAAGGTCATCGTGTTGACGTGCAGTCACAACGACAGTGAGCGGATCGCTATCGATGTCGACTTGGTTTGCCATCAGGAGACGCTTTGCTTTTCGAAGTTTTGCAACGGTCAAACCTGTGTTCGACGCTGCACCTTCGTTGACTGCAACTTGGTTTCCTGCGGGGAAAGTCGTTGATGTTCCACCGGCTTCACCTGTCTTTGCAGTTCCAAAGAACGAATCAATGATCAGGTCATCCATCTGACGTCCAGCCGCAAACACGGCGTTTTGAACGTAAGAAGACGAAGGATCGAGGAGGAGTCGCAGTTTATCAAAACTGTCGATCAATTGCGGAAGATCGAAGTCGCTTGGGAAAACCCAACGTCTGTCGACCGCTGCATCCACTCGGCCCATCGGCGCAAAGCGAGACACAACCGGCTGCATCGCGATCGATCCAATCTGATCGACAGGTGCCGCTTGTTTACCCATGTGGGCTCCGGTCAAGACTTTGTCACGAAGCTTGGAGCCTTTTTGCTGGAGCAAAAGTTGAATGTTGTTTGCGTATTGAATCACATAATGACTAGGAAGGTTGATGGACATTTCAAGTCCCCTTTCTCAAAAACGTTAGTGTTTCTGGTTTGGGGCTTGTCCACCGACCGGCAGGGCCATGTACTATTTCAAAATAACTTTTGCGGCGCTAACTTAAGATGTCAGCGTTCCCGCTATTTCTTCCCTTGAAAGACTTCTGATCTTTCGAAGGGACCAAATTTTGCGCTGGTTTTTCGACCACTTCGCTTGGAGCCAAGACGAACTTAACGTACATCTCAGCCTTTCCAAGAACCTCGTTTGGTGTGATCCCGTGCGTATGCGCGAGCTTCAGACATTCAAGGCGAAGTTGTTTTAATTCAGCGCTCACAGCTTATATCTCCAAAACATTTCAAATTCGTCAATCGAATTAAGTGCTAACAGCCCATTGGTTGAGTCGATCCCACTCGGCTCTTGCTTCGGCATTTCCTTGAGAAAGTTTAGAGATAAACTCTCGGTCCTGCTTTAGCCCAGCGATCCGGTTCTTTGCCTGTTCCGGGGTCATCACGCCAAACCCACGGTTTGACGACGTCGACGCAACAAACGAGTCCTCTCCGACCTTAGACCCGATAGTGCTCATAAACTTCATGACATCGGCGTATCCCATCGCCGATTCAAGTTTATCGATCACTTCCTTTGTAAGCCCAAACGTCATGGCCGCCTTCTTTGCGGTCATCACGTTCTGATCGTAAGCAGCACCCCACTCTTTTCTTAGCGACGTTTCAGACGCTTGGGCTTGCTGGACCTGGGTTTCCATCTGCTTTGTGGCATGGCCTTGAGCGAACTCATTGTACTTTCCAAATAGGGCTTCGGCTTGTTTCTTATTTAGCCCTAACCCATGGAAAGTCTCTTTCGCCCACTTCGCAAAATCCTTATTGTCCCCATCAATCTTGTACTCATCAGGACTTGCCGGTCGTCCTAAGCGAGCGTGAACTTCACTCCACGCCGGATCATCTTCCTTCTCGGGAAGTTTAAGGAGTCGCTCTTTTGGAACTCCCATGAGTTTTTCTAAGTTCCGGTATGAATCGATCGCAGCGGCTGGATCCTTAAAACCCTTGTTTTGAACGTAACCCCGAAGGTCTTCGTTTAGGCCACTTGTCCAATCGGTCGATGTTGTCGCTGCGGCTGCCGCTGGAGCTGCCGTCGTTGTTGCTGCCTGTCCAGTTGTGACACTCGCTGCCGCTGACGGCGCTGGTGTCGCTGTCGTTACCTCACTCATGTTGCTCCTCTAGCGATAAAGATCCCAAAGTTTGTCGGGGTCTAGTTTTAAGTGCTCTTGAATCCTAAGCCACACTTCGCGTCTACCCTCGAGCGCCGCTTGCACTCTTGGATCCGCATGAAACGTCGACTCGTGCGCTCGGCAAAATCGAGCTAAGTCGACTAGTACCTTCTCCCCAGTAGGAGACATAAACGTCGCGCGATAGTTCGTCTGACGCGCTTTAAGTGCGCCCTTTGCTCTAGGCTCTAACTCGTCTAGTTCGTCTTCCATCACGCCTTCTGTGCAACTGCCGCCGCTTTAACCATGGCCGCCGCAGCCGGTGCCCCTTGGATATTTTGCTGTGCCTGCGCTTGCTCCGCACGACCCTGTCTGATTTGAGCGACAACTTTTGGATCTTTCATCCAACGGGACGGAACTCCCTGAATGTCAGAGACCTCAGGAATGATCGTGTCCCAATCAAAGAAATCTAGCGGTGCCATGTCTTGCGTTACGTTCACAACGTTTAAAGCCGTCTCGATTGTTCGCATGAGACCTGACGCCTCTTCAGCTCTCTGCGCACGCGATAGCGGAGAGTCATACTCCACGCGGTAGTCACCTTTTGCTTCAAGCAAGAGATCGGGCATCGGCGGAAGTTGACCC